AGACATTCGGAGCCAATTCCCAAAATGGTTGGCGATACAAGTTTACTATTAAGAAAAGTTTCCCAAAAGGATTGGTATGCCAATACTCAAAAGCATTATCAGATGAACCAGAACTTAATAATATTGTTCTTATTGCTTTAAGTGACAGTTCTGTCCTTCCCCATCCTATCATCAAATTTACTAGTAGATTTAAATATATGGATGCTTAATTTTATTTATAATTATTCAATATTTAGGAATAATTAGAAATCATTAGAGATATTATAAACTTTAAGTCTGTCTTCAGACAGTTTATGATATGGTGGTTCTTCATTAGAAAATACTACAATATGGGGATTCGGTCCACATACTTGCCCTCCCTCGTATTTATTTGAATAGAAGAACATATCTTTGATACATTCTAAACCAGCTATGCTGACGCATCCACGATTAACTCTTGGTATGTTAACCAATACTACTTTAGGATACATATTTGTATTTTGTATGTATGTTAACACTGACATTTTCATATCAGCAATCTTACCTGATGTTATAATCACATTAGGGTAATTTAGGAAAATCCATTTCTGAAAAGTTGTTTTTCCAGCACAACCATCATTTTCCCAAAACCAGTAAATGGAACGATCATCTGGTTTTTGTTCTAGTATTTTATCTTTAATGAAACATTCCCATATATTAAGTGATATATCAACTTTATATGGTTCAGGAACATTTAGACGGAATATTACATTCCCTTCTTTACTACAATAATCAATATTTGATTTCGTATTTCCTTTACATTTGAAAAATTGGATACGTTTATTGTTGAAGACCCCTATTGGTCTGGCTTTGAATTTAAATTCAAAATAACCCTGAAGATGTGGTGTTCCTTGTTCACCCACTTCAGCACCAATTATTCCTAAAGAACATTTGTTATTAATCATAGAACTAATGGAACTAATTTCTTCAGAAGTATAATTGTTTAAAGTAAAACACCACCTTTTAGCAGGTGAAATTTGCTTTTTGGGGGAGGAGATAGTATTACCCTCCCCCTTGGAACTATGTGGAACTATTGTGGAACTATTTACAGTCATTATAACATATAACTATATTATAATTTTAACAAAACGCATAAATAAATATATCGCGAACGGAGTGAGCAAATAAAGACTACAATCCCGATTAGAGAAATTTCCTGTGGAGATTTCTCCGGGATTATTAAAAAGTTACGACGAGCAGGAGTAACAGGTATAATATTCATTATAAAAACATTAAAAAAAGCACTATGTTAGTGAAAAACTTTAAAAAAGGCACTAACAGTTGTCAAAAAACTTAAAAAAAGGCACTATTGTCTTTTGTTTTTATCTCATCTTATAGTATAATATGCCCAAAAGAAGAAAACGTTCAACAGCTATGTCAAAACGTATTGCATCTTTAGAAAAAAAGGTAGAACCAATGGTTAAAACCTTTGAACAACGTCAAGCTGACTATACCACCCCTGCTGGTGGAACAGCATTAAGTTATTTAACTTCCCAATACTTTCGTATGTCAGATTTATGTCCTACCGTTCAGAGTGACGCCGCTTCTCAAATAGAGCAGGGAGTCATAAGATTAGGTGATAAAATAACATTACGCTCGTTAGTAATAAAAGGTGAACTTAACACAGCTTTAGGAACTGGTGCAGAAAACGACAGTAGAGTAAGACTCTTGTTGGTTAGATTTCCAGAATGGGATGGCCAAAACGCGGCTGTTGCAACTTCTCAAGTTATACAGCATTACCCTAATGTTGTTGGTGCGGGTCCTGACCCAATCCTAGCACAGTATTCCCCTTATAAAAATGTTATTTCCACAGCAAACACGTCTGATTTAATTAAATATCAAGTCTTGTATGATAAGCAATTTAATATGCAAGCATAGACATTCGGAGCCAATTCCCAAAATGGTTGGCGATACAAGTTTACTATTAAGAAAAGTTTCCCAAAAGGATTGGTATGCCAATACTCAAAAGCATTATCAGATGAACCAGAACTTAATAATATTGTTCTTATTGCTTTAAGTG